TAATAAATACAATGATGACATTAGTAACCTCTGCCTTGTTACCAGGAAAGATTTGGCTATGTTAAATCGCAATCATAAACAATTACCGCAGGAATTAAAAGAAGTGCAAATATTAATTAATCAGATTAAAGACATTGTAAAATGAAAAACAAAATTAGTGATTTACGCAACCACCTATTTTCCGTTCTTGAAGAACTAACCGATCCCGACTCCACCTACGACATTGCCAAAGCCAAGGTTGTGGCAGATGTTGCACAAGTGATTATTAATAGTGCCAGCGTGGAGAACCAGTATTTAAAAATAGTGGGAGGTAGTCATGGCAGTGGGTTTATTGAGGATAGGAATGAGGTGAAACAAATAAGTGAAAAGAATTAGAAAAGTATTATATTTACATATCCTTTGGAACGGAGTAGACAACGTCTCAAAGGAATTGGAACAGCACAATAATGTTCTAACCCTTGCCCCGATAGATGTCTACCTATTGGGGCATTTTTTTTTATAATTATGACAGAAAATAAATTTACTTATGTACAGTACAGTGCAATAAGAGGTTTGTACAAAATTGGATTTACAAGAAAAAGTAATGGTGAAGACAGAAGAAAAAGTGGAACTATTTACTTGCCAGATTTATGTATAATATGTATTTGTAGTTTTGAAACAATAACTGAATCACAACTAAAAAAAATGTATCAAAATAAAAGACAAGATGGAGAATGGTTTGATTTAAATGAAGTTGATTTAAATAAAATTAAATCAATAATGGCAAAAGATGATGAATATTTTGATTCTGAATTAATGCTTGATAAATTAAAATTACAAATAGGTATGTTATGTGAATTACAATATAGAAAAGGTTTACAACATGGTGCAGATTTTACCAAAAGGCAATGGATTACTGATAAAGAAATTAGTGATTTTAGACATAAAGGATATCCAGAAGGTTTTTCAATTATTCAAGACCCTATTAGTAAATTTAAATGGAAAAATAATGAACGTATATTAATGGAAATGGATTCAAGATTTGAAACATTAAAGTATTTATTACAATCTAAAAATTATGAAGAATTTTTAAATCATTCTTTAAGTTTGCAATGGCATAAAGAATTGTGGAAAGATTATAATTCAAACGATTTAAAACAATCTATAAAAAACAGATTTTAATGAAATACACAATATCCATAGACCAGACACATAGCATAGCATGGGGATTAAGTTTAAGCGAAGCTGCAATGTTTAGCTTTTTATACTCTGTGCCATCCTGGGCAGAACAAATATTTGTAGATAATCAAGTATGGTTTTTTGCAAGTAGAAATAAAGCCATAGATGAAATGCCTATTATTTCAGATAAATCAGATACAGTATATCGTTTATACAAATCATTACAAACTAAAGGAGTAATTGATTGGAAGAAATTTGGCGAAAAAGATTGTATAAGAATTACGGAAAAAGGTAAGCAATGGAATAGCTTAAATACAACACTCGGAAATAAATCCGATGATACTCGGAAAAATATCCGAAAAAAGACGGAAAATAATCCGACATATAATAGTACTAAAGATAATAGTACTATAAATAATAATAAAGGTTGTGAATTTGAAAATCCACTCCCAGAAACAAAAATTAAAAATTCTTTTACAAGGCAGTCTATCCTTGATTCTCTGAACACTGACTCTGACCCAAAAGAAAATTTTGCGAAAAAAGAAAAGGTAGAGCGCGAGCCCTCCGAGACCTACCTCTGCTTTACCGCCTTCGCCTCCACCTATGAACGGCTTGCCGGTGTTACCTATCCCTCTGATAAGAATAATTATATAATGACAGCCAAGGATGGTGCAAACTGCAAAAAGTTAATAACATGGCTTAAAAAAGTAAGTGCCAGTGAGCAGGCACCAGACGAAATGGTGACAATGTTTACCACGGCTGCATGGCAAATAAGCGATAAATGGCTTAAAGCAAACTTTACAATAAGCAATATCTATTCACAGGCAAATAACATTTATACTAAATTTATGTATTCCAACCCAGCCGCACAGGAGAAGCGGAGGCAGGAGGAAATTGAGAGGCTCGTAAATGAATTTCAACCATGAAACAAACACCTAAAGAAAAAGCCAAGGAGCTCTTTGACCACTACTATATTTTAATCCAAGAAATTGGAGGTGAATTAGGGCAGGAAATCCTTGTTTCCATCCTCGCAGAACAATGCGCATTGTTTTTTGCAAGCCAAATGCAAGCGGAAAAGTGGTCACAAAAAAAATACAAAGCATACGAGTACTGGCATGAAGTTGAAGTAGAATTAGTAAACTATGCAAATTTTAAACTATGACTAAACAAGACCGCAATGCCTATATGCGTGAGTACATGAAGAAGTACCGCGCCACCATGAACGAATATACTTACAAGAAGATCCGCGAACGCGAGAACTACCGCCTCCGCGCCAAGTACCATGCCATGAGCAGTGAGGAAAGGCAGAAATACATTGAATACCAAAGAAGCTATCACAAACTAAAACAATTTACTAATGAGTAATTTAACAAAGTACCAACCGCGAAACTCCGACGAGCAGGCAATTATCTCTGCCCGATCAAATCGCATTGCCAACATGGAGCAAAAGGACGCGTACAAACAAACATTGAATGTTATCAGCTCCGTGTTTCCAATGTACGGCATTGATGGCGATTTAGCCTTTTATGCAAACATAGCCAAGGAGATAGTAAAAACATTTGGGCAGATAGCAGCCAATGAGATTGAGATAGCCTTTCGCCTATTCTCCGCAGAAACTTTAGAACTTGATGATGATGTTAAATTCTACGGCAAGGCAAATATGCACACCATTGGCAAAATACTAAATGGTTATATGACTTACCGGAGGAAAATAATAGCAAGTCATGACAATGAAGTAGCAGCACTCCGGCACCAGGTGCAGATGGAGCAAAGGGGAAAGGCAGAAAGAGAGAAGTTGTACGCAGAATTTCCAACTATGATTAAAGAGTTTACCGGTAAGACATGGGAAGATGTGCCTTTATACTGGTATGATATGTGCCTAAAGTTTGACATGATTACATACGAGGAAGGAGAGAAAAGAGCGTTATGGGAAGAAGCACAGGCCATCGCACTTAAAGAACCACCAGAGTCATTAGACCTTATGACCATCCGCAGCCATGCCAAGAAAATAGAACAGGGAAACATGAAGAGGGCTGTAGTGATTGCGCAGAAACTGGCAGTGTGGAGGAAAGTGATAAAAAAATGAAAATAATTTAAATATTATTATGTATATTAAATATATACTTTGTATATTTACAAAACAAAATAAATTGTTCACCTTAATAAAAACAAACATGAACGACATTAGTAAAAGATTTGCATCCTATCTCATGGATGACTATCACATTAAAGGCACAACAGAGGAAGATGTTGACAAAGCCATTAACAAAATCTTCCGCTACGAATTACTTGACGATGCCCAGCAAGTATTATTTAACGAAATCATGACAGAAGCACTGGATGTGCCTTGGATAGCGGAGCAGCTCACCGATGTGTGGGATAGATATAATCAAGAGATTTTAGACTGCAAAAAAGAAGATTATTATGAAAATCGTTAAAGGTGTCGTTAAGTATGGTGCAGGTGCGCCAAGGGAAGGTCAGTATGGGCCTTCAATAAACATCCTGGTAACTCTGGAGGATCAGAGCCAAGTCAGAGTTTACGGAAAGCCTGGCGATGTTATTGAGCGATACAAGTCTGGGCAAAACATACAGCTAATTGATGACAAAGGCAAATACAAGGTAGTTGAGGATGAGGCACAGACACCTGCTGCACAGGCAGAGCAAAGCGATAAGCCAGACTTGGCTGCAATGGTATTTGAGTTGTCTGCCATTTACTCACAGGCATACATTAACATTTATAACAAGATAAGTGAAGGTGGAGTGCCGCATGAAAGTGCAACGGCAGCGACAAGCACTATCTTTATACAAGTATTTCAGAAATTGAGGTGAATGACTACATACGAGGCAGTAACTGCGCTGCCTCTTTTTTAACAACTTAAAAACAAAACAAATGGCTTTAGAAAGAAAAACATCGTTCGTTGTGTCATTTTATGACGATGAACAAGAAAAAATACAAAGCTGGGCATTAACTGGAAGTTCAAGATTAGCTTTATTAGTACATACTATTTCATTTCAAAAAGATAAAATAGAAGCTAATAATACAAATAAAGAAGAAATAATTAAATCAGCATTAGATTACCTTATTCATGATTTAAAGAAATTTTTAGAAACACCATATACAACAGAAGAAAATGCTTAAACTACCAAGACCACATCTTTCTATCTCTCAGATTAATCTCTGGGAGTCCGATCCATCTGCCTACATGAAAAGGTATTTTCTAAACATACCAGATGCACCTTCCCCAATGATGGAATTTGGCAAGCAGTTTGCCAGTGACATTGAGGACTATTGCAAAGGAATAAAAAGAGAGTTTAATTTTCCTAATAACTTTCTAAACGATATATTAATTTATCCTCATGTTGAGCATAAGTTAGAGTACGATTTCGGTGACTTTAAATTTATTGGGTACATTGACAATGCCTCCGAAAACTTTGAGATTATCCGAGACTTTAAAACAGGCACTGCTGCCTGGACACAAGACAGATTAGAAAACAGTTTACAAATGCAAGCCTATAGCTATGTAATATTTCAGCAATATGGCATTATCCCTACTTGTTTTATTGATTATTACAAGACAAGGATAAAAGGCAAAAGCATGGAGTGGACAGATGTGCATGAAACATATCAGCATACATTTACTATGACTGATTTAGCATTAGTACAAATGAGAATTATTAAAGCAGCGGAGGAAATAGCGGAAGCCTATGAGCTGCATTGTGACCAAGAGTTAGAATCTTTAATGAAAAAATATATAGATTGGGATTTGTTAATTAAGGATTGGACAATAAAAAGAGATGGATTAAGAAAGCAAATAGAGCAGCAGCTGCAAAATAGTAGATACATGGTGCAAGTTGATAATAAGGTTTTAAGTTATAGCACCTATGAGAAAAAGTCATATATTCATAGCCCAGAATTACAAGAGAGGGAGGAGCAACTGGCAGCACAAAAGAAACAAGAAATACTTTACGGTGTAGCAACAGAGGAAACAAAGACAATTACATTGTTAACCGTAAAAGATGCAAAGTGAAAGAGTACAATGCTCAAATGATGGAGATTAAAGCCTTTTCCGATGAGGTGAACGCATGGATAAGTACAGCGCCAAGCGGAGAAGACCTTGATTCTTGCGACGAGTTTTTAAGACAATTATCCGCTTACTATTCTCGTTACACTGTTATCTCTGGCATGAATGAAAGTATTTACTCCCAGTTGCTAATGATGTGCATTCGTGATATGCCAGAGGAGGAGTATAAAAGAATAAAGCATTCCTCTACTTTGACAGATTACTATGTTAAAGGTAAATATCCAAAGGCTACTGCTATCTTTGAGCAATGCCGGGCCGTGAAGCAGCTATTACTTATCACCAGTGATAACTACAGAACTTTGCTTAGTAGCTTTCGGCAGGAAAGAATATTAGTAGGTCACATGACTACATAAGATATTTGCAGACCTCGGGTTTAGGTGTTATGTTATTTTCCCCTGATTAGACATTTCTTTCCACCTATTCGCGTCAGAGGATGAATTGGCAGCCTGGAAATAGACAGGTACTTACCAGTCCAAAGGTTATGAGGAAGCATCTGACACCGTATGTTCATAAAGTAGGCTGGAACGGTGTAATTTTAAACCATATCGTTGACGTCAACAAAATGATAAACAGTGAAAACATTATTAATTTGTATATTATTACAACTTGTTTTATTTATACCATTTTATTTAATTTGGAGAAACGACTGTAAAGAAATAGGCAAAGAAAACTTAGCAGTAAGTCTTACTGAAAGATTTATGGCTTGGATATTTTATTGTCCAATTTGGTTAATTGGATTTTTTCGTTAAACCATATCGTTGACGTCAACAAAATGATACAAATGAAAGTAGAATTATTAGAAATATTTGGCAATGATGAAATGGTAGTTAATGCAGCTCGCGTCAGCTACGGCAAGGACGCAACCAATTACACCAGTGGCGAGAACAAAAGCCTAATAAATTACCTTGCCTCACATGGTCACACTTCTCCCTTTCGCCATCCGCAAATCCAATACCGGATAACTTGCCCTATCTACGTTGAGCGGCAGTTGTTCAAGCACCAAGTAGGCTTATCTGCCAATAGTATCTCTGGTAGATACGTTGATTTCTCTGATACATACACTAAGGTCAATGTATGGAGAAAACAAAGTAAATCAAGTAAGCAAGGCAGCGAAGGTATGTTGTTTACCGATGTGGCAGAGAAGGCAAAGTTTATAGAAGAGCAAATGATTGACCATGCTAAAAGAGCATATCACACGTTAATAGAACTTGGAGTATCAAAGGAACAAGCGCGTACTATTCTACCGTTAAACTTAAATACTACCTTTATCTGGACTGGATCTCTTTACGCGTACATAAATATGTTTAAACTACGCATTGACGCAAATGCCCAGGCAGAAACAAGATATATAGCCATGGAGATGCTGCATGAGTTAAAACTTACAAATAAATTTATATTATCTTTAGAAGCATTTCACCTATGAAAGAAGCTATGCGACACAATGAAAATAAGCTACGCTACGACCTTTGCCCAGCCATTGCGCAACGTGAGTATGCCAAAGTGTGGACACAAGGTTTAGAAAAGTATCCTGCCGGTAACTGGGAGAAAGGCTTTGCCTTCTCTGTTGTCATTGCCTCTGCTATGCGACACCTGGAAGCAATGCGACTTGGTGAAATGATAGACAATGAAAGTGGGCTTTTGCACTCTGCACACTTGATGGCAAATGCAGCAATGCTAACAGAATTTCATTTTACTCACCCAGAACTAAATGATTTAAAGAAATGAGTAAACTAACCGCTGTTGAAATTTTAGAATTAAAATTACTTGGAATTGTTTCTTTTGATTCAGAAGTCCTTAGAAATAAATACAAAGAGCAGTTTAGAATTGCTAAAGAAATGGAAAAAGAGCAGATAATGGAGGCTTATATGTCGGCTTTACCTTATGGTCTTGAATATTCACATTACGATAAGTATGCAAATAAATATTACAACGAAACTTATAAAAAAGAAGACAAATGAAAAAAGAAACGTCAATAGATTTCCTTGTAAAAGAATTTTCTACAATTTTTGAAAATGTAAATAATACAGATACGCAATGTTTACTCACAAGTGAAGCTATTTATAAAGCAAGGAATATGCACGAAATAGAGATAACGGAGGCTTTTGAAGATGGAACAAAGTATTATTTGCAAAGAAGAAGTAGATTATTAAAAAAAAGAAACAAAAAAATAGACAAATGATACTTACAGACAAGACAATCATTGACGAAATAGCCTTAAAAAACATCGTCATTGAGCCATTGATAGAGGCAAACATTGGTACTAATAGTGTTGACTTAACACTAAGCAATACTTTGCTAATGTACACTGATACTATTCTTGACACCAGGAAGAAGAATGCTTATGCACCTTTTATTATTCCAGAAGAAGGAATTATTTTAAGACCAAATGTTTTATACCTTGCCTCAACCGTAGAATATACGGAAACCTTGCGCCATGTACCAATTATACAAGGTAAATCAAGCCTTGGAAGATTAGGATTATTTGTCCATGTAACGGCAGGTTTTGGAGATGTGAACTTTAAAGGACACTGGACGCTGGAGCTTGTTTGTGTACAGCCAGTCAAAATATATCCTTACATGAAGATTGCACAAATCTGCTATCATGACATATCTGAAATGCCATACACCGACTATGCCAGCAAGTCAGATGCAAAGTACAAAGACCAGGGCAAAGATCCAGTAGCAAGTAAAAACTATTTAAACAGATAATCATGCTAACAGAACAAGAAAAACAGAAATTAGGCAAAGACATTGCACTTATTATTGTAGCGATTGGAGGTATTTTAACTATATCTTATGCCATTTACTTTATTGTTGACACGCTAAAAAAATGGTACTAATGGAAGTTAAAACAAAGCGCTTTATAATAAAGTACAGAGAAGGAATTGTTAGTGTAGCTGCTAATGATGTGGCAGAGGCTATTGAAAGATTTAAAGAATTACGCATCGAAACAAGTGCAAAAGAGTTAACCATTGTGCCAGCAGATGAGATGCACAAGCGCAGAGAAGAACTTTTTAAAAGGAGTGATTAGTGGTTTTCGGTGGGAAGTAATTTATTTCCCACTTTTTTTTTATTTTATTATTATATATAAATATACTTTGTATATTTGCTTATCATTAATCATTAAAACATCACAAACATGAAAAAGAATTTTAACAATCAGAACTTTGAATGGCTATTCCAGGACATTACTTCCTCAATGCCTAAGATTATTTTTACAGGTATAATTTTAACATACCTTATTACCGCAGCTCTTAATGTTTATTTCCTTCCCCTTCCATTACTGCTTTCTATTCCTGCATCACTCATGCTCCAGTTTGGCAGATTTGCCGTTGTCTTTATTGATTTCCTAAACCCTTCCGACAAGCGCAGTAAATATCCTCCGCGTGTTGCTGCCATTGCTACGGTGATAGCATTGTTGGAGTTATGGTTTAGCATTCAAGGACAAAGCACTGGTGCTGAGTTTTGGGCAATGTTTTTCTTCATTGGTGCTATTATCTGCTTTGGCTATGTCTTAGAGATACAGTTTATAGAGAAAGGCATAGAGGCATACGGCATAGGTGTGAAAGAGCCAAGGACAAGGAGGAGAAGAATAGTTAAAGAAACGACTACAACAAACATTACTAGCACGCAGCCGATTAAGTTTACTATGGCTGTTTGTTTTATACTAACAGTTGGCTATTTACCAGCACAGAACAATCATTTCTTTGCTTATAACACTATGAGCCTTGAAAAGATAGGAAATAAACAATTAGAAAGATGTTATTACAGTGAAGCAGATGACTCTTACACAGTTGATACAATAACTTATGATATGTTATCCGGAATAAACCTTTGGGATGGTTATTCAAGGACTACCTATGATAATACCATGTTCATGACTTACGGCACACAGAACTTTGAATACTTTCCATTGGCAGGTTTATGGAAGTATAAAAATAAATACTATGACTATTACGATTTACTAAAATTTGTGAGCAAATATGTTAAACGTAACTTTTTAAATAAAAAAATAAATTATGGCAAAATTCGTAGGCATTGACCCATCTATGAGGCTTAACGGATTTGCCGTTTGTATTATTGATGAGGATAAAGTTTATTTTGGAAAGTACAAGAAACTTGCTGACTGGGCAAAGGACGCATTGACCTGGGCAACAGATATAAAAGTAGTAGTCGAAGATTCTTCTTTGCAAAATATTACTTTTAGAAAATATGTCGATGGAAGGGCAAGAACAAAGATCAGCCGCAATGTCGGCATGAATCAAGGAGCCAGTAGATTTACAATAGATTGGTTGGAATTGTACGGACATACTGTAAAAGGAATATCACCAGAGGATAAAGGCAGCAAATGGACATTGGATTATGCCATGTCCGTAATTAAAGGAATGAAGCTCGAAGTGACTGGAAATAAAAAATTATCACAAGATGAAATTGACGCATTTCAATTAGCGTTAATATCAAAAGCATATTTCAAATGATACAGGAAAAAGTAATTAGAAAACGTCTTAATAATCTTGAAAAGATTTATATAGCTGAATCGATTAAGGATAAAAATAGACAAGATAAATGGTTCATGGGCATTATTGAACATCGCATGAAACAAGAGAAAACTAAACTTTCACTATTAAAAATAGGTACACATGGCTGTTAAAAACTATGGACTGGATAAGAAGCAGATAGCACTTTGTGATGCTATGATAGCAAAGTATCCAAAAGGAATTAAGACAAATAATGTCGTATCCTCCGCATCAACACTTGTATCTTTTTATAATTCGAAAGATGAAAGAAACAAACAATTTTACCAGTATATGAATCCGGAAAGAATGGTATCTTTGCTTTGGCAGGTAGTTAAAATAAACAACGAGAAAGAGGATGTCAAAGAAGCTGCGGTTAGAATGTTAAATAAGTTATTGCAGGATATAGTTGTTAATTAGTGTTTGTTGATGTTTAAGGTGTTTAAGAGGCGCAAGAGAGATACTTGCGCCTTTTTTATTCCCACACTACACCTTGCTGCACAGCGTAATCTAAGATGCCCTTTGCGTGCGCTTTAGCAATACTTTGCTGCCAAGACAAATCAATCATTAATCCAGCATCAGAATAATTGGTAAAGAATCCATTCTCCGACAACACCGCAGGCATTGACACATTGGTAAGCATGGTAAACCTTGCCTCTCTATCCAAATCTCCATCTAAATAATCAGCCCTATGCACCCAACCTGGTGTAGCAGTTTTCACCTGCTCCCCGATGCAAGTCGCAAGGAGATCCGCTTTCGTTTCTCCTGGTGATGTAAATATCTCCCATCCTCTGGCAGTTGTTGCTGCGGCTGCATTGCCATGAATGGAAACAAGGACAGAGTGTTTAGCTACAGATGCGTAGGAGTTGGCAAGTTGGCAGCGTTTATTCAATGTTGTGTCATTGATAGGCTCGTATATCTTTTTAACGTTAAAGCCATAGTCAAGAAGGTACTGCTCTAAATAGTTAGCTAAAGAGCGATTAAATACTCCTTCAAAAAACCATCCATAGGAATGAAACTTGCCTGTGCGATGTTGGTAGCACTTGGAAGGATAGGTAACATATTTCTCTGGGCCCGTTCCATTCCTCATGCCACCATGCCCAGCATCAAGGCATATTAAAAATTCATTTGCTTTCATATTTTATATTTTTAAGGGGATAAGAAATTAATCCTATCCCCTTGGCACTAAGGTAGCGATTCTCTGCGCCTATAACTTAAACCCGATGAGCGAAAAAGCTGCACTAATCAATGATAGCTTTGCAGGTAACTTTACCTCTATCTCCTTCCCTGCACACTCTCTGGATGTCTCCTTTACTTTGTCCCAAATGATTTGAGCTAGTTGGATATATTCGCGCCATGTAAATTTTACCTTATTGCCTTCAAGATGAACGTTTATCTCAGAGGCTAACTCAGCAAAGTTCATTGAGTAACAAGCGATGTCACCCATTGGTGATTTTATTCCGTCTGCATTTTTTAAGGCTTCTTTTAAATTAGTCTGCATATTATGTTTTTTTAAAGTTTCTAAAATTGTTGAATGAGTGATAATTTTCTCCATGGTTTAACGATTAAAAAAACGTGTTATTAAAACGCCAAGATTTACGCCAGTTATGCGTTTTATATTTTCTGAAATGGAATATAACTCCACCGTTGCAATTAAAAACGCTGCCATGTATGTAATGTTGAATGGAAGGCTAAAAGTATTTCTTGCACCCTCGAAAATAAGGATAGCACAAAAATACACTACTATTTTTTCTATGGTACGATAAAGCCCACGGCTATTTATCTTTTGCCCCTCCTTTTTTGCTGCAAGGATTCCCGTTGCCATGTCACAAAAAACAACAAATACACTAAATATTAAAAATCCCTTTATAGGAATAAAGAATGAAAAAATCCATCCGCAACAAATAGCATAAGTTATCTTTTCCCATCCAAGGTGCAAAAGGTTGATTAAAGTTGTTTTCATTATTCAAGTTTTATTAGTCTAACATCACCATCCACCGTTGCAAACTTGCCCTCAGCATATTTATACAAGTCGTATTTGATGCCATTAAAAGCAAAGCTAACTTGATTAGTAAATGTAGATAAAAGTAAGTTGGTTGAAATGGTGTAAACCTTGCCATTGTCTGGATTAAAGATTAAACGTTTGTTTACATTTAACTCAATCTTACCATCAATAATTTCACCGTTAAAATTTAATTTCCAGTCTCCCAAAAACTTTGCCGTGTCCCGTTGAGCCGTTGTAAAATAAACAGGCTTTCCACTTATTTGAACGTGCAAGTCATTGTAGTAATTAATCCTTTGTACAGTTTTGCCTTTAGTAATTAAAGGTTTAGCATGAATGGCTAATGTGTTGCTTTGCCTTTCAGCATCGGTAACAAGGCTTTGAATGGCAGTTGCACTATCACCAAGTATTTGCTTTGAGCCTGTCACTGTGCTATCAGACAAAGTCGTTTGCTGAATAATGTAATAAATGTTGCCTTGCTTTTGTATGTAAACAGTGTCTTTGACAATGTCTTGGGCAAAGGAAAAGAAGGGAAAGAATAAAAATAGGTATCTCATTTTATTTATTTTCAAGGTTAATAATTCTTTGTTCAAGGGCTTTGATGAGGGCTTGTTGTTCCTGGATTGCTTTGACTAATGTTGCAGTAATTGCTTTGTAATTTAGTTGTAAATCGCCATCACCATTACTTCTTACCGCTTCAGGTATAACATCCATAACATCTTGAGCAATAAACCCAATATCTGGAATTGTTGAGTCAAGTTTTCTATTTACATCATTCCATAGATAAGACACTGGTTTAAGTTTATTTATACAATTAATTCCGTAATTTATAGGTTCAATACTGTTTTTTAAATTAAAATCAGATGCGCCACCATCTATTATATCACCATCTGCATCTGTTTCAACTGGGTCATAATTTACTAACCCTGCAAACCTTACATCGCCTGTTGTATGAAATTGAACTGACGGAGTTTCAGTTCCAATGCCGACGTTGCCTTGCATTCCTAAAATTGTTTTACTGGCATTAATTTGCATTTCAATATAATTTCCTGTACTTCTATTATAATTAACTATAAAATTTTTATTGCTTTGATTTATACCTGCATCTAATTCAATTCCCTCTGCTCCTTGATTGGATATTACAAATCTATATGCTGGTGTTGAAGTACCCATACCAATTCTTCCATCATTTCTAACAAATAGTAATGAAGCATCTGATGAGTTAGTAACATTTAATGCTGATTCTCCACTTGTATTTGTAACACCTTTAACAACTAATCTTGAATTTACAACGGAAGTACCAATGCCTAATCTATTATCAGTATCATTATAAAATAAATTTGAATTATCTTGACTATAAGTTCCGCCACTTCCAGCAAATACAACTGAACCAGCCGTAAATGCAGTTGATGTATTTGTTCCCCCATTTGCCACAGGCAAAGTGCCACTAAATCTACCTGACCTCCAATAATTTGTAAGCATCGAAGCCGTATCACTCGGCAAAAGGTTTAAACGCAACCATGCGTTGCTCGTTGCTTTTTTATAATGCCACATTATATTGGTAGTGGTATCAAGAACCATGTAAGCCATTGTGTCAATGGAAGGCTTTCTTACCGTATCAGTTGCAGCCACGCCCCGAAAAATAAGCCCATCGGCAGTGGTCTGTTCTCCGAGCGTTATCTTTTGGTTACCATTGCTCGGGTACTGTGCCCATGCAAAGCAAGGCAAAAGGAGGAGGAAAATGGGAAGGAGTTGTTTCATGTTTTTGTTTTTTAGTTGCACGTTTTTTTAATTACAAAGCCTCCTGTAATGTATAGCATATCACTTGTGTATGTACCATTTAAATACAACCACCAAACATCACCAGTTGTAAGTGTATAGTTTACATTGACTTCTTTTAAGTCATATTCATTCATTGCAATTTGACTACCTTGTAATGACATTCCAGTTGTTTGTATTCTTGTAGAATTTGCTGCTTTATAAACACCAATATAATAATCCTTATCACCTGCTGCTGGAGGACAAGTTGAGCAAGTTAAAGCTCTTGCATATATAGAATCAATACAATAACCATTTAAGGTAGTTGGTACAACTAACATATTAATACCATATTGAGGATCCCACGTTGCAGCACTATTATCTGCTGCACCTGCAAATATCCCTAAATCCCAAACATATCTTTCAGTAGGTACGGTTATAGTTGAACTTAATGTGCCGCTTGTTAAAGATAAACCTGTACCAACCGATACAGTAGATACAGAGTTATCAGATGTTTTTCCCAATATAGATGTAGATGTTCCAGTTGTAGAAGATAATTTTATTGTATTTGCAAATGTTTTAACACCTCCAAATGTTTGTGTAGTTTCATTAACTACACCCTTAACAAATTGACTTGCATCAACAATAGTAATATAAGGACTTACTGTATTATCAGATACATAAATTGGAGCACCAGCGTAAACTCCTGTAACTGTTCCACTGCCTGTGCCTGCCCCAATAGCACTCCTTGTATCAGCTGCAGTTAAAAGTGTTATTGTTTTATTTGCATTAACTTTTATAAATTTATCACTAACACTATTATCAGCTACTAACAATGCCTTACCAACTGTTGTAACTCCTAAATTAGTCAATGCAGCATCGGCAGTCGTTGCACCTGTACCACCATTTAATAAAGGTAAAGCAGTGCCGCTATATGTCAATGCCAAAGTGCCGCTTGTTGTAACAGGTGAACCACCTACAGTAAATATAGAAGGTGCAGTTAAGCCTACACTTGTTACAGTGCCAGAGCCTCCACCGCCTCCGCTGTATTGTGGAATGTTTAAGGTACTACCAACCAATGTTGCAGCTCCGCTTGTTCCTGTTGTAGTAAGTGATATAGTATTTTGTTTACCGTTAAATGTATTCCAATCTGTTGAGGTAAGAAATCCATTTGCGCTTGTAGTTGCCTGTGTTATAGATAAAGTCCTATTTGCAGATAAATCTCCTCCACCTTGCAATGGTGCAGTAGTAGATATTGACCTTGTTAATGGTGTGTAAGTTGATGTAGCATTGCTTTGTGTTAAATAAGTTGATGCTGCATCTGTTGTAGTTAAATAAGTTGAGTTATCATAAGAAATAGTTGTTCCCGTTGATTTTACAAATCCTGTGCCATTTATAGCATTTTGTTTATTATTAAAAGTAGTCCAATCCGCAGATAATAAATAACCTGGCACACTTGCCGATGCAGCATTTATTGTAAGTTCTGGAGTTGTTGTATTATTAGTTATGCTTATCGGAGTGCCTGCGGCTGCCGTAACAGTTGTTACAGTTCCTGCGCCAATGGCAGTACGAAAATTAGCAGCAGATAATGCCGTAACAGAGTTATCAGCATTGAACCTTGGAAAGGTAATAGCAGAAGGATTTGTTAAGGTAAACATTGATTGTCCAATGGTAGTACCTCCTAAACTTGTTCTGCCTGTCGCTGCTACTAAATCAGTGCTACTTCCATCCCATTTAAACCTATCTGTATATGCTGTATTCCAATTACTTGAATTATTTACAATAGATGTTGTCCACGTTGTGCCTGTTGATAGGGCTATTCCAGCCTCTGGATAAATAGGATTTCCAGCCTGAGCCGAACCGACCGAACCAATACCGCTAACCGTTGCAACCGTATAATTAGCACCTACTTTAAAAGATGTCGAAACAATGGTAATTTTATTTGTGTCAGTTAAATTATATTGGTCATTGTTTAAAAGTTGTCCATTCCTAAAAACCAAAATATAAGCCTTTAATTGAATAGGGAATTTTGGCGTAATTGTCCAAGTCAAAACACTTGATAAGGCTGGTTGATATTCTTGTTTTAATATTTTAATAGTATCATTGCCAATAGCAACATCAACTATACTATCCCTTATCCTGGTAAATACTGCTGAACTATCTAAAAGTATTGTACCAGTTGTTGTTATTGTTCCACCACTTAATCCGTAGCCAGTTGCAATACTTGTAACTGTACCGCTACCTTTTGTATCTATTCTATTTGATAATGAAGCCGTGTCGGTTGCATTTAATTTTGATGCAAACCTTGTAGTAAGGTTTAATAAACTTGTATCGGTTAATTCCATTAATACAGATAAATCAGCAGACACTGTACCCGTGGTTGTTATTGGGTTAGGTGAAACAAGTATTCCCGTACCACCTGAAATTGAAGTAAGGCTTCCCGATCCTCCGCCACTACCAGCACCGCCACCACGGGGGAAAATCACCGTATAATTTTCACCTAACTTAAAAGCCGTCGAACCAATGACAACTGAAGCATTAGTTGGTATAGTGTATTGAGTTGGCAAAAGTATTTGACCATTGCGGTAAACTTGCACTACTCCCGTACCACCGACAACTAATGTGTCACTTTGCGTCCATGTCAAAGTTGAAGTCGTAACCTTTTCAAAATCTTGTCTTGCGTAAAATCTGCCACTTGTATCCGCGTATGCTTTGGTTGCGTAGTTGGCTAACATGGAAGCCGTATCACTTACTAAAAGTGTTGGCGTTGTATCCCTCCAAACACCTTCACTACTTAAATAGTATAATGAGGCTTTATTTACTGGCGATGTTATACGGACATCGTGTAATTCGTCAAGTTCCTGACCATTTCTAATCTTAACAAACAATTCCCCAGAACCAGCATTACTTTTAACGCAAACACCAATATATACCGTGTGTTGTGGTGCTTGCGGCTTTGTTGATGTTAATCCTCCTGCCACCGTTGGCGAAAGGTAAACCGCTGAGTCTTCGACTAATGCACTTGTATTTATATTTGTAATTAATCCTTCTGTTATAACGTATCCGCTTTGATTATCTAAGATTGATTCAGCAACTATGCCAAAAGTATTAGCCGAAAAGGCATCGGTAACGCCTAAGGCTTTTGCAACGGTTATTCGGTTACCTTGACTTCCTGACAAATAAACCGCAGTACCTTTTGTTAAAGTTGATCCCGTTCGATTATTAACCCGTTGGTGTAATTGTTGCCCAATAACATTGGTAACATTACCTCCCTTTAATCCTTGAATCAAACTTCCTTGCGTATCGTTATATTTCACCTCACCTACTCCAACAGTGCCATCCTTGGCAGTGTTAAAGGTAATAGAATCAAAAGGCATAGTTAAACCTCCTCCTGCACCACTAATGGCTGCCCATGAACCTTGCTTAAATACATATAAAGAACCGCTAACAGAATCAAGGATAAGATAAGCTTTTACATTCTTATCTGCATAGCTTGTAGGCTTTGTAATTGTGTCTGTAACTCTACCTCTCCAAACCAAGCCGTTTCCAGTACTCTGCCATCCTAATCTCTGCTTATTGCCTGTGACTGGGTAGGGTATGGAATCCATAGAGGCATAAGATATTCCTGCCACCAAAAGAAATGCAATAACAAGTCCTTGCCGTTTGTTGCCTACTTTGTCAATGGCTTTGCCGATAAACTTTCTTGCTATTCCCATGACTAATTCCTCTGCTAAAACTTTGCCGATATTGCCAATGGCTTTTAAAAACTTCCTTTCTTTCTTTGGTGCTTTTATCTCTTCCATTATATTATGTTTATTGCAAATACAATGTAATTACTTCCATCGTAATGTGTGTTAGAATCTATGGTAATAGTAGCAGGTGCCGTTATACTATATTGACTATCTATTAATTTCTGACCATTCTGGTAAACATGAATAGCAGCATTTAAATTAGTAACTGGCAAGACTCCATTATTTTGAGTCCAGGTTAAAACATTGGATGAAGATGCAAGAAATTCTTGATTAAATATTGAAACGGCAGAGCCATTTACTGTAACATTATTTATTGTTTCTGTAACATTGTTGTTAACCACACCACCACTGCCTGCATTGTTTGCAACATTGGCAAAGTCGCGAGGTTTAGATAAAACTGTTCTTTCGGTATAATTAGGCATCCAATTCTATTTTAAAGTAATCACCCTGCCAAATCTCTGTTTTTAAATCAAAACTACCTCTTTCAAAAACGTAATATCCGGATGAATATTCTATGACCTTGTGAGGAAGGTATGGATTGTCAACTGTTAAATTTTGGAATGGCATATCAACCATGCGTAGCTTTGGTGTGAGCTGTCCGCGTATTACTTCATTTACTAATAATTGTGTGACATTGTTAAAGCCTGATCCGCTGCTAACATCCCATGAGCTGCTATTTTCATAGGTGCCAGATTCTAATACTTTTAATCCTCCATCCGTTGTTTTACTCGGCCCATCGCCAAGGTATGTGTCAAGGCTAAATATAGTGGATGATTTATCGTCATTGTCAGAGCCATATTCAAGGATGTCACTTTGCCCAGAGACTGCACCAGTAGGAAGAAATTCAAGATAATTACTGCTTAATAAATATGATATACTAAAATTACCAGACACATTTGTTCCTGCCTCATTTCTCATATTTTTTAAGCGCATCTCCCATACATACTCTGCACTCTCTGGAATGTCTAAGGTATCAAATGTGATAGTTTTATAAGCAACAAAAGCAGCATCTGCTGTTATTGTTTCCGTATTAAACTCATATTCGTAAAATGTATTTTCCCAACTTGCAGCGTCTAATATAAAATTAAAACCATTAGTGTAAGTTACATTTCTTTTTAAATACTTATTTTCCTGCTTTACCTGTAATGATTTAATTTTGCCAGTAAAACCTGGAGATGATAAACTATCTAATTGTAATGTATCTGTGTTAGTTGATAAAATTACATAGTCATAATCACCACTTTCTGTAATTGTTTTTGTAACACCACCTAAACGTAGTCTAAGGCTACCACTATTTTCAATATCAACTTTAATTTTAACATAATACTTTCTACCAGATGTAACTGTAAAAGTAGTGTAGTATGCTACCGTTGCTATTATTGTACCTTCAAGTATTCCATTATTAATAAACCAACCGCTGCCCAATGTCCAGTTAGCATCGGCAAAACCTTGCAATGGAAAGCTATTAATAATAGATGCTACCTTTACAGCAAATACAAATTGAAAAGGCTCAAAGTTTACAGGATTTAAAGCCTGGGCATAAAAGCCAAGTATTCCTGTGTATGATAATCTTGCATCTGCATTTGTAGCGTCTAATGTCGGAGTGATAGTTGTTATTGGTGTGGCATTAGTAGCATAGTTATATTCTACTCCGGCTAATAAGTTTTGTTTAGCAAAGTGATTATATCTAACAACTACATTTTTTAGTGCAGGATAATATGTCCATTTACCTCCGCTTAATCTCATTAAATCACTTCCTGGTAAATTAGTCTGTACATTAGACATAGTAAAATCAAAAGTAAATGTACCAGATGCCTGTACGCCTAATGCACTATATTTAAAATATCTGTGAGCTGAAGGATTTCTTGCGTATTCATTGACCTGTATAAACCAATATTGATTACCAGAAAATATTAATCTTGCGCCAAAGGTTTGACATATCTTTTTTAAAACATCGTAGCAACTTTGATATATGTAGTTGTTTTTTGTATCCTTATGATAAAATGCCCTATGCTGTATTACTGTCAATAATGCGTAATCATTAGCAGCATTGTAGGCTGTAGTATTCTCATTCCAATTAAAAACAGTGTGCAGCACTGGCAGACTATTTGCCACCAATTCACTCTGTACAAAATCTAATTGATTAAGGCAGTTTAAAATATGTTGTACTACTGTGTCTTGTCCATTGTAAGGCCCTACTGCACTTTTGTAATCCAATGTTTTTAGCCATCCTAATCCATCAATGGCAGATATTTGAGCAACATATCCAATAGACAAAGGAATATCTTCAAATTGTACTAAATCTGTAACTATATAACCATACCAATTAAACGATACTGTTGTATTGTCATCTTCGTACGCAGTTAAATGCATTGTAAACCTACCCTCCACTGCTAATCCAATATCAAGAAGTAAAGTCTGTAAATCGTTATTATTTATAAGTAATGATAAATTGCAGGATGATCCGATAATAGGAGTAAATCTTTCAGCTCCTTGTTGGCTTTCGCTATCGTATTGTAATGACAGGCTAATAGTATCAAATGAATATGTCATGCCCGAAAAATCATTGTCTTTTATGGCAACATTAATTTTTCTACCTTTCTCATTATATACAGTCGTTTCAAACCTTACAGCCATTATTGTATTCTACTAAGACCCTTTTGAGACCTATTTAACAATATAATTAAATCATTTCCGCTTATTCTTGTCTCCAGTGTGCCACCTACGCCCATATCTCCCATCATTGATTTTAACTTTGATAAAGGTGCAATTACTTCTGGATCTACACGACTGTTCCTGTTATCTCCGACCGTTGCCATGGTAGGCCCAAATGCCAAGCCGCCCTCGGCAAGTTTTGGAGCACCAATCTTCATTATTAATGATTTTGCTACACCTCCAGCAGCAGCAGCAATAGCAGGAGCAATAGCCACCATAAAAGGTGATAATGGTACAGATGCTAATGCTTTTGCTACATACATTCTAATAAAATTAGCAATTATATCGGCAATGCTTTTTCGTACAGCTGCGGCAAGTTCTTTCATACTTTCAAATCCACTTGCTGCCAATTCACCAAAACTTAATATACTTGCAGCAATAATTTGTTGACCTTGTCCTAATGAATCATAGGCGCTTTTTGCCACTGGTGCAATTTTATTAAATGAATTAGCTACATCTTCATTTGTTTGTTTTAATCTTTCATTTGCAGCTGATATACTTTCTAATTTATCTGGCAATAAATCTAATGTCGGTAAAATTCCTATAACACCTAAACCTGCACCCATTGAGGCAGCAGAACCTGCTCCACCTGCACCGCCACCTGTTGGAGTAGTAGCACTTGGTTCTGTTGGTAAAGTTGGTGCAGTAATACCACCACCGCCACCAGTTGCTTTTGCACCAGTTGTAAATAATGAGGCAAGTTTGCCTTTTAAACTATCAACTGTATCTCCAATACTTTTAAACTCTGTAGCTACTATTCTTTGTTCCTTTTGATAAGATGTTAAACCATCAAGATTAAATAGATTTAATCCTAATGCTTTCTGTAAATAGTCAATATTTTTTAAAACATTAGCTACTCCTTCCATTACAGAGTTTTTAATGTTTATCCAAATGTTTTTAAAATTGTCACTAAATGCTTTCCAGTTATCATAAACATACAAGGCAATAGCACCGATAGCAGCAATGGATGCAGTAACTACTAAAATCATTGGATTGGCAGCTAAATAGCTAAATGCTTTACTTATATTTCCTATTGCTTGTACTATTAATTTTGATGCTCCGGCTAAAGCACCGTATGTGCTTATCAATTTACCTACAATAAATATAATAGGCCCTATGGATGCAGCTACTAAAGCAGCCTTAACAATGAAGCCTTGTGTCTCCGGATTAAGAGCCTTAAATCCATCTACTAATCCTTGTATATATTTACTTAAACTTTCTGCAACCGCTTGTAAATTTAATGATTCATTTATAGCCTTGCCAAATTCTGCTAAAGATGCAGTAACATTATCTTTTAAATTATCAAATGTATTACCTAATCCACCTTGCGCTCTTTCTAACTTTGCTAATGCAGATACAGAGCGCGTAATAAATTCCTCACTACTTACACCTATTGCCCGTATTCCTTCCGCAGTCACCGTTCCAAATTCCTCTTTCATTACTCTGGCAAACTCCGGTAGCCTTTCTTTTATCTGATTAAGGTCTTCCTGTGTAACTTTACCAACCGCGCTTATCTGACTTAAAGCTAATGTAACTCCGCTAAACTGTTCTGCACCTCCTCCCGATCTCGCTACGGCATTACCAAACTGTGTTATAGTTTCCCTTGCAGCATCGGCAGACATTCCTACTGATTGTAAAGAGGCAGAAGCCTGTACAACTTGAGGCAATGCAAGACCAGGATTTTCTGCAACTTTACGAAGTTTATCTAATTCATCCTTTGCTCCTTCACTTGTACCCATTATGGCAATCAATCCATTCTCCAACTTCTCCATGTCGGCAAATGCTTTCAATGAAGCTGCACCGACACCAAGCAATGGCAGAGTTAATGACTGTGTCATAGTACTGCCGATAGATTGCATTTGTCCGCCAAATCTTGACATCGCACGCTCAACCTTGCCAAGTTCTTTTTCAAGGTTGGATACATCAATGCCAAGTTTTAAATTCAGTTTACCTAATGCCATTATTTACTCTTTATCCCATTTGTCAAAAATTGACTTGTCAACTTCTGTCAAACTTCTTTTAGTTGGTTTTGAATTATCTGTCTCCCAAGGAAACTCAATCAAATCTTTAGGTTTAATTGACTTTCCTTTTACCGTATGAACATTCAATAAAAGTGTTGTTTGCCACCTGGCTCTCTCCCACTCAAATTGCTGCTCTATTTCAAATTGATTATTATAACCTTGCATAGCTATAATAACCTCTCTTAGTGTCATCTTATAGTATTGCGGAGGGGAAAATCTTAATACTCCAAAGCAAAAACGCTCAATATAATCAAGAGTTAATTCTGCTCCTCCGCTATCTCGTTTTTTCTTTCCGGATCTTCTGGTACTGAAATCTCATTTGTTATCAGCTCCGTTATCCTGTTTATCCCTCCCTTATCCAAATCTACTAAGTCGCAAAACTTTTCTAAGGTATATGGGCACTTCTCTCCCTTTGCCTTGTAACCTGCCTGTACACCTGCAAAGGCAAGTTCAAGAGCAAATAGGAGGTCTTCGCCAAGGAGGGAGAGGTCACTTAATTTAAGGTTCCTCTCCCTTAAAAATGTACCTAAAACGAACATACCAAACTTAACTGGTATGTCCGCATTAGCTATTTTTATTGTTTTCATTTTAGGTAATTTTTAATTTTAAGATTTAACAGTCTTTGTAATAGCACCAGTAACTTCAAAAGAAGCTGAGTAGCTTGTATTTTCTTCTACGGCTGCGTTAAGGTCTAATGATGTACAAATGGCTTGCATAGTAAATACATTGTCTCCGCTGACATCTGTTGTAAATTTAATAGTTAGAGCAGTACCACTAATCAAATCTGTAAAGAGATCATCAAACAAATAGTTAGTAGAAGAATCACCAGGACCGGCATACAGCGCCTCCGTAGATAGTGTTCCGGATAACTGACCCTTCTTTACTTCTCTCCATCCTCCAGCTGCTGAATCCTTTGTTAAGATTTCACGCATAGCTGCGGAGATATTCATTTGGCACGATGTGGCGTAACCGATTGCAGTTGAATCTTTATACAAGCGCATCAACGTACCATTAATAATTCCTGTAGTTGGCATTTTATTATTTTTTAACTTTTGACAAATCTATATTAACATCAATTTTTTCCAATTCATTCTCATCTTCAAAATACTGCATAGGCATAGGCACGGGAATATAAATAGGTTGAGGTGCCTCTTGCACTTGTTTCTCCGGCATCTTTTCTACCACAAAGTCATCGTCAAGATGTTCTGCAATGCCATCGGCAACAAGTTGCTCTCCGAAGTCGGAAAGGAATACACCTGTTGCGCCTACTGGCTTGCCGTTCCAAGTTTTTATTAATCTTAACTTCATAATTATCGTTTCATTCTTGCCATAAAATCAATACTCACCCAATAAACATTTAAATCAGCATTGTATGCTTGTGAATCAGATGACATATACTTAACTGTCTGCACGCTAATATCATTTACTGTACCTACAAATCTGTCTAATCTATTTCTTATAGAGTTAGATAAACTTTGTGTAGTGTCATAGTTGTTTGTATAAACATCTACTTGAAAACTAACTTCTTCAAGATTACTTTGACCATCTTTAAAATCAACTGCAACACTATTAATAATTGTGTAAACACAAAAAGGATAGGTAACATTTTGAGGAGCAATATCTGGAAAGATGCGTAATCCGCAAACACCAGTAACTGCCACATCAGTTGATAGTCTCCCATATATTACTTTACCTATCATAATACTTGCCAGAATTTTTTAGGCCTTTCCTGCATGATAAAAATACATTCGTCACGCATTGTTTTAATTACTTTTTCTCTACTTAAATTTCTTGCTTGTACTACTATTTTATTATACCAGGCTCTTGTACTTCCAAAAACCATGTGAGCATAAAAGCCATTTGTTCCTTCGCTACTATTAATACCTTTATTCATTGTACCTCTTTTATACAATGGCCCTACCGCTCCTACTGCATATCTATATGATTTAAGATTTTTAGATAAATCAATAATTGACTTTCTTAAATTACCTGGTTGCACAATCATTGAAGCTCGATCATTTTCAGACCAGCCTTTCATTTTTTTATTACTAAAAGGATTAGTGCTAATTCTGTGAGCCTTATTACTTACCGGCACTAATGACTTATAAATTTGTAATGCGATAGGAGTAGCTGAATCTATTACTCTACTTCTTTCTTTTACTGTACATTGCTCCATTAACTCTGCAAATTCAATCACCGCATCTGCTAAACCTACCACTCTTAATGACATACCTTGAAAACTCCTTCTACCTGCGTAGTTAGACTTCTGAAGATCTTTGAGGTGATTTATTTGTTTAGCTGATAAATATCCCATTACACATAATTTTGAGCAAATGAACAAAATAAATGTAAATACATATTGTCTTCACTTATCTGGATATTTTCTATTTGGTAATATTTATTCATCCAAATAATTCTTTGTTGCTCGTTTATGTCAGTTCTATATCGACAGGTAACTCTCACCTGGCTTAATGCTGTTATCTTGCCACCTTCTACCTCCTCCTTGTTTATTCCTTTATAATCTACTAATGCCCATACCTCTGCAAAATTACTCCACGTCTCTGTTCCAAAACCAGTAGTGCCAATAGCACGAGAAACACTCTGTACTATTATTCTTTCTCTTAACTTTCCTATTTCTTCTTTTTTGTTGTATCTCATTAGAATAATTGAACCCTATATTGATCTAAAAGATATTGAGAGGCAGTAGGCATCTTTCTAACGTAATCTTCTCTGTTGTCGTAAGTATCAGCAATCATCATCAACATTGCCTGTCTTATTTGCATAGGTACACCGCTTGCCTCACTGCTAAATCCTGCCGTATAAGTTATAGTCACATCATTTATATTACCATACAATGTTGGCCATGTTTTGCCAAATGCAAGGGATAATCTGCATGGTTTTGAAAAATTATCTACAATATAATTACTACTATTGTATGTCTGTGTTGTATTTTGGCTGTCTGCGTACTGAAAATTAGTAACAGCAATAACTGGAGAAATACTTAAATAAATAATTGGATTTGAAAGCCTATCTAACTTTTCAGTAATAGTTTGAGTAATCAATGCCATGTTAAGGTAACTTTCAGCAACGTGACGAGCTCCAGTAATTAAAGTAGTAATCATTGTATCATCAGCAGATGTATCAACCTTTAAATAGTTTTTTACTTCAGACAATGTCCAAGGTTCTGTTACTGGTGCCGTTGTTACTTTATAAGCCATCTTTATATTTTTAAGTAGGGATAGAGATTTCTCCCTATCCCTTTACTATCCCCTATTATTTACAGATTCTTTAGGTGCTTAATTGCAGCCGTATTAAGCAATTTGCCATCATACCTTGCATACATTAAGAAACCTACCTCCATTTCGTCCATGAAACGCTCACGCAATGGCACAAGGACATTGTTAGCTACCTGGCGAATGATGTACTTAGACCAATCTCCAAAATAAATAATTTTAGCATCAGCAGCCTGTGCAGATGGTAAATCATTGTTCACAAAGAAGTTGTAACCTAATAATCTGTCTGGTGTACCTTCTCTAAGTGATGGTTGGAATAATGGATTATTTGCAGTATCAAAGTTTAATTTCCTAACCGCACTTAAAATCTGGTCATGCATCATGAACGCAGCCGATGGGCTATTTCTGTAAGCAATGTCAACCGAATGAACAAGGTCAACCAAGTTAGCAGCAGTAAACGCGCCAGTAGTTGCAGATTCTACACCAGAAGGTGCAACATCTCTGAATCCTGTTGGTTTACCAGAACCATCACCAGTTGTAAATGCAGTGTTTAACGCTCTACCTAAACGCTCACCTAACATGATTGGTAATTCACTATTCAATAAACCAAACTCATCATTTGCCCATTCAACAGATACTTTAACCAATGTGTTACAAACGTGAGCTGCAAACGTTTCTCTTGTAAAGGTCATGTCTTGAACAGTTACTGCCGCTGCCTCTGTATGCCAGTTAGCAGCCGTGCCTGTATCATTAACTTTTGGCCAGTACAATGTACCTGCTTTTGGTGTAGTGATTACACGGCTAACCTGTAACATTGGTCCGTAGTAAGCCATTGTTCTTTCCAATTCGTTAGAAAACTGGTAAGGAATAACATAACCACCTGCCAATCCAGTCTCCGCAGTAGTAATCGTTGCAGTACCACGCATTTCACGGAGTAAACCGCGCTCAGTGTTATTCAACTCTCTCTTTGCAATAGCCTTTATGAATGCAGAGTGATACTCTGGAGACTTAACAATCTCTCTTTGATCCCTTGGCAATGCAGCAAGTGTATCTTCAATACCACTAACTCCTCTTGACTCAGAGTTGATTTCATTCCATCTTTCTAAACGTGAAATTTGGTCTGTATAACTTTTAAAAGAGCTATCTGCTTTATCCCATTGTGCGGATTCGTCGGCGGACATCAATCTACCTTCGGCTGCGGCTCTTTTTTGTAGGTCTTCCATTATTGCGTAATCGGAAGCCCGCTTTTCTCTTAATTCCTTTGCAGTCATTATTTTGTTTTTAAATTTAGTAAATGCAGGGCATTCCTGCGTAACTCGTTCTGTATATTAATTTCAGATTTAACACATATATCAATAACACTTTGTAATTCTTCGTCTAACTTTCCTGCTATCTGCTCATAGCTGCGCTTGGCAACCATGGTATCTGGATTAGCAGGATAAGTTACTGGAGAAACATCGTAAACTTTTTTAATAGAACGTATGATTCTTTTAGGTTTGATGCCTTCCCTTTCTTGCCAGTCCTCTGCCTCTACACTAAAAGCAAATGATGATTGATAAACATCACCACGTTTAACCATTTCTAAAAGGTCGTTACCTAAAGAAGTATTTGGTGCCTCAAATGAATATTCCAAAGCATTACCCGTAAGATTTAATTTTAAAGTACCGGATTTAGTCCTTGCCAAAACCATGTTAGCATCATGATTAAACAATGCCACTACATCGCTCATGTCGGAGTTAGTGAATACATCTTGACTCATCTCTTCATCATACCAACCCATATCGTAGGCAGAGTTAAACACGGTAGCAGTGCCTACTATTGTGCGAGATTCTGGCATAGCCCTAAACTCATAATTTATACTTCTTTTTTCCATTGTTTCTTCTTTTGACCTTTCGTCCATTATTTTATTAGCTGTTCTTTCTGCCCAGGGCAACATCGTTGAGCCACCCCAAGCGTCATACATGATTGAACCGCATATTTCATTATCATCTTCATCAAAATATTTACCTTGGTCATATACCTTGGCTCTACTTAAAAAACTATATGTTCTTATGACCTCATCGTCACTTAATGCCTCTCTTCCGCTTAACTGCCTTGCCCTTGTCCAGCCCACGGAAGTCCCACACTGGCTGCCATTATCTTCTTTATGCTGCAATGCTTTCTTTGCGGCATTTGTTGCTGATTGAGGGTAATTACTGTACGGCATCTGTCGTAGGTTCTATTTTTATATTAGAAGCTAAAGGCAATTCATAACTATCTCCACCGGTGTAAGGATTCATATTCTCTTTAATCCTAATTTCGTTAGGTGACATTGCTAATACATTACGCATAGTTGTGTAGTAAGAAGATCTTGCTGCCACATCGCCACGGAGTAAGCCATCAAGATTAAATCGAGTGCTATACCTTTCTTTTTCTACCTCAAAAAATATTTTTCTATTAAATTCTGCCTCTATAATTTCGCACAATGGCATAATGGTGTAATTAACAAACATTTGGCTCAACTGCTCCATGTTGCTAAATGTAGCCTTATCCATATCTTCTAATAAAACACCTGGTACACCAGTTATGCGAGCAATGTCTGATATAGTAGCCTTCTTAGTTTCATTAAATGCTGCATCGTTTGGATTAAGACCTACCTTCTGAAAGTCCATGCCTTCCTCTAAGATGGCAGTGCCTCCAGCATTTTGACTGCCTCCAAAAGCACGATTGAAAGAAGATTTTAATCTGTCGTATGCCTCATTAGTTAACTTACCAGGATGTTTTAACACTCCATTCAAGTGTGCGCCATTCTTGTAAAAGTTTGCACCGTAATTTCTATTGGCTAAAGCTAAGCCATAGTTATCTCTATGAAGGTCCGGCATAACAAAACCATCTATACCATTCCATGAAAGGTTAGGTATGTGAATGATGTTATCTGAACTATACTTCTTGTTATTCTTCTTATTCTTAAATAGTAACTCGCCTCTGGTATTATAGTAACTTTCCATCTGCACCGGATCAAGAATCAAAAGACTTGTAATCCTTTGGCTATTTGCATTTCTGTTGATAGCAGCGTAAAAAACACCATGGCTCAAATAGTGAAGCACCATTGTCTTATAGAACGTGTGAGCTGTGTAAAACTGTGAGGGCTCACGACTAACTATTTTAAAATTTGGATGTTCTTTAGCTATTCTTAAACTACCATCTTCTCCTTTTTCTATAATATCAAAAGGCAAGGATGCAATAACACCTCCAAGTATTTGAGTCGCTCGGTAAAATGCAGGTAGACCAATAATAGAATATTCATCTACCGCTACACCAGCTGCAGATCCTCTTTGAAATAATGCGCCTAATGTATCACCGTTTATTGGTGTACTTGGATTTTCAATACTGGCACGAGTATTAGAAAAAAAAGACCGCATGGAGTTAATTATTCCCATGCGGCAAATATAAACCAAGATAGTATGAAGTAATGGAGTTATGGTAACATCTTAAACAAATCGCATTACCATGTAATTGCTTTTTGCTTTTCTAAAACTTTCGTAGGTCTTATATTTCTCATCCAATCCAAATTCATCTCTCTCCTCCTCCAATTTTATCCATGCCTCTTGATGTGTACGACATTCTCCGGATAACTCGTAAAACCTATGAAAATATCCGCTTGTTGAATTAATTTGTCTAACCTGTTGAGCGTACTCATGCTTTGCCATTAATTTTTCCATAATTAAAAGGTTTTATTTTAATTAGGTACATTTTATAACATTAACAATCCTCCTTCCCTTTCCTTGCCCTCGTATATTGTTGGTCTATCTCCTTGCATTATCTGTGCGTAGGCCATAACCATTGCTACCGCTCCATCCACTTTCTCTGTGCTTTTTGCTTTATCTATTTTAATGTTGCCAGCAGGATCTAACCGCAACATAACATTGCTCATCATCCATTCCAATACTGGATTGCCATCGTGTGTAATTTCATTAGATAAAAACAACTTTTCTACCTCCTTGGTTGGTGCAGACATAGAAATAAAACCTTGCCCAAATGGCTTCATTGTTGCGCCATCATTTGTTAATTGGATAACAAGTTGACTGGCATTCCATCTATCAAAACAAATACATTCTATTTTATACTTAGCCGTTATTTCAATTACCTTATTCTTTATGTAATCGTAATCGGTTACATTACCATCTGTCATTGTTAGATGCCCATCTTGTTGCCATTGCAGATATGGAACACCATCACTAAGCGATCTTTCTCTCACATTGTCCTCTGGGCAAAAGTAATAAGATTTTATATGTGGCTTAGATAATCCTTCTTGTACCGGAAAACAAAGTACAAGTGCGCAGATGTCACGCGTTGAGGCAAGGTCTAAGCCAGCAAAGCATTTTTTATTATACAACGTAGCATCATCAATAAATAACCTCGTTGCATCAATGTAAGACTGCGAAATCCAAACGGAGGATGTAGATGTCCATACATTTAAATTCTTTGTCATAAATTGTATTTGCTTTGCGGCCCCTTCGTTTAATGCCTTTTGATACTGGTTATCCATGTAGTCCATGTACGGAGTAACACCAAGGTTAGGATTGCTTTTTGTCCAATTATTTTTATCCTGCCAGTCATCGCCTTCATCAAGACAAAATAGTAACGGAAAAACAGACTCATCTATTTTCCTTTTCTCTAAAATGTCAACCATTACCTTTCTGTACATATAACAGGGAGACTCCCGATTAAAGCCAGCAGTAGTTGTTATTAGAAGTAATGGCTGTAACCTTGAACCCATGCCAGTCTCCATTACTTCTAAAACATCGCTTGTCTTATGCGCGTGATATTCGTCAATAATAGCACAATGTGGATTAAGACCATCTAAGGTATCAGCATCGGCACTAACCGATTCAAACTTTGTATTTGTGGTAGGTACATTACAATTATACTTTAAAACATTAACCAACTTGTTAAATGTTTTAGAATCATTCTTTAAATTCTTTAAAAATACTTTAGCAGTATCAAATGCAATCCTCGCTTGATCCCTTGTCGTTGCAGCTGTGTACACCTCCGCTCCCGTTTCATTGTCTAACAGGAAACAGTAAACGGCAATCGCAGCTGCTAACTCAGTCTTACCGTTCTTCCTTGCTATTTCAAGGTAAGCCTTGCGGAATCGTCTGCCACCAGTCTTTTTCTGCCATCCAAATAATACTTTAATAAAAAACTCTTGGAATGGTTGGATGTTAAAGCGCTGCCCGGCAAACTCGCCCTTGGTATGTCGGAGTGCAGAAATAAAGGAGAAAGCCCTGGTTGCCTTCTCCTCTGAAAAAACAAACTCCCAATCGTTATTTTTTAAATCAGCTAAATGCCTGTCAACTGCCAGTTTTGCATAGTTGCCTAATATTAATCGCCCCGAAACAACATCCTCAATAAATTTCATTTAGGTGTTTTAATTTCTATGGCAATAAATCTAAATAGAAAAAGAAAGCTAACAAATCCAAGTGCCTCTAAAAAGTCTATATAATCAAACCAAAAGAATTTAACAAATAACCAATTCCATAAATAGTAAAAAGGAACGGCTAAAACTGTGGACATTATAGTCATAACAATGATAAAGGTCAATGTTTCATAAATGCTTTGTTTCATTAGTTCATTTTTAAAAGTTTAGCTATCTCGTCATCCTCATCTTCGTTACTATCTCTAAAGTAGTCTAATTTTAAACGGCTGCCCGGATCTAAGCCTAAACTCTTGCTAATCTCCAAAAACATATCCATACTTTGCTTAAATGCAGTCCATTCTGCAGAAACTTGCCTTGCACCGTTTGGATGCACCATAACTGCACCAGCAACTGCAAGAACCTCGGCATTGTAAAGCAGATGGCCAATGGCGCGCGTAGCAATGCTCAAAAAAATGTCATCAACGTCCTTGCTTGCCTTGTGCGCTTGTAAGTGTTCCTTTAATTTCTCATAAATCTTTACCTCGTCCTCATTCAGTTTTAGCAGCGACCTGCCGACTGGGCTACCGGAATAGGATTTGATACGGGAAGGTATCAATGTACCTTGAAGTTCTTTTGTTTTCAATGACTTTGCTCTCATTTGCTTTGCTTTTTTATGCTTTGGTTAAACCCCCCTTTTGGAGATTGATTTGATGTCTTCCTTTCTGCACAGTACGATGTTTAGGCTTTCGAGGTAATTCCTTCCCTCCCCCGGTCCTTCTTGCCTCTCCGACCTTGTCCGCTCCTCCTCCTCATGCTCCTCCTTGCTTCTCCATGCTCCTCTTCCTCTGCACCATCTGTGCCAGCCATGTCACCACATCAGCCTTGTCCTTCGGTAGTATCTTTGCATCTGCATCCATGTAAATGGGAACAGGTGCAACAGATGTCTTCTCCAGTATAGACTTAGTATCATGACAAGACTTACATAGTGCTAAGAGGTTGCCTAAGTTATACATAGAACCACCACGAGTGATAGGTATCATGTGGTCAACACATCCTTTCCTATCACCTGGTGTTATGTCAACCATCTCACCTAATACCAAGCACACCTCACACAATGGATTGGCACGTCTATAGTTTACGCTAACCTTCTGCCATGCACTGTTATAATTACCTTGCTCACCAGATGGCTTGCGCTGCATCTTAGCCTTATTAATACTTGAATGTATGTACTTAGGTATGTATGGCATTATAGTCCTTTTAGTATCTTGTATCGTGTTTGATTAAGTAAGTCTATGTGTAACACCTCATTAAGATACTTCCTTCCTTCCTTAACGAGAGATAGCTTATTAATGTTGCCAGCTATAATAGCTAATACAAGGTCAAAGAACTGGTGAGGTGTATCATAACACATAACACCAGGTATATTAAACTCCTTAAAATATACATCTGCTAACACTGGCATACCATTGGCTAAACATTCAATAGCAAAGATATTAGACTTACCTTCATTAAACTCATTCCTTACCAATGGATAGTACCCATAGTCACCTTCTATTCTTTGCATAAATGTAAAGTAAATAAACATACTATTCCATTCCACAAAGTTAGCCTTCTTACTAAAGTCATACATCATAAACTTAGGCATACCGAAGAAAGTAAATTCAGTATCTAACTCCATCGCCTTGTTGAGTTGCTCCTTTATGGTATGTAAATCTGCAAAGTGCGTACTACCACCACGCCAAACAAACCTTGGAGGATTGTGCTGCTCTTCTACCTTTGTCATGGGTAGGTCAGTAGGTGACCATCCATTGGGAATAACAAACATAGGCTTATCATGGCTCAAAGGTTTATATAAGTCATATAGCTTTTGAGTAGATACTATAATGACATCGGCAAATAAGAATGTGTCTTGTATTTGCTTTTGCACCTGTGGATTGCTAAAATAAGTTGATGCAGGATTATCTTCCGGAACATTTAATAAATGATCGTCAAAGTCGATTATCACAGCCTTTCCCATTCGCTTTGCATCTGCCATGATTCCCAATGAAGCAGTTGAATTAGGACGCTGAATAATTACTATATCAGTATTATAGATGTCATACCACAATGCCTTTTCTTGGCTACAGATAATTAACTCAAATTTCTTTTGCAATGCAAGACGAGAGAAAGGGCCTATCGTCCTGTAGTAATCAGTCGCTTGACTCTTAGAAGAGGTAAATATAGTAGCCTTCATTTATTGTTTTTTTGCCAATCTGCACATAAATAATTAATAATCTCAACCAGTGGCATCTTCTTTCCAGTCTTTGCCGATAGCTTAATCTGTGTAGTAATAAGCATCCTGTGACTATCCTCATCTAACAACACGCTTTTCTTTTTTTTCGTTAGTACATCCATTTTTTTATATTATTTATGCAAAGTTATACAATTTTATATATATTTGCAAATAAAAAATAATTATGATAAAATTAATAGTTTCTGGACGCGTTGGACAAGACGCAGAATTAAAGACAGTAGGAGATACAACTGTATGCTCTTTTTCTATTGCACACACCGAAAAGGTCTATGGCCCAAACCCATCGGAGAAAGTTGTATGGATTACTTGCTCAATCTGGGGTGAACGTGGCGTTAAACTTGCGCCTCACATTGTCAAAGGTACATTTGTGGTCGTGGAAGGATCAGGCGGCGTGAATGCGTATATGAAAAACGGGGAAGCGGCGGCGGTTATTCGTTGTATGGTAAATTCCCTTGAATTTGGAGGCAAGCCAACGGCAGCAGGTATTCCTACGTCTATTGTAGAAAAAAACCTTGGCGGTGTAACTTTTGAAGGTGTAGATGGAGATTTGCCATTTTAAACAACATTTATAAACCAATTTGTATGAACAAACAAACAAAAATTAAAGGCTATATGCTTTTAATCCTCGTTATCTCCTCGCTGTTTATCTCCTTTTCCGGCAAAGGTACTTATGCCAAAAGCAAGGACAAGGCACCTAATCCTGCTAAAGAATATCCACAAGATAATCTTATGATTATTGACATGAAGAATCTGCCAGGAACACAAATTAAAAACATGGGCAAAGATGAATTGCAGGACTTTTTAGAAGGACAAGGCTTTAGGAGATTAAAGAATAAAAGTCTGGTAGATTTAAGACGTATATGGTTAGGCTTTATGTATGAAGATTTCTTTTACACTATGCACAAGAAAACTGATCTTCCTATCTCTGTAATCTATGCTTTCTTTATCATTGAGGCAACTAATGCCGGAATAGAAAGTAAGTTGATGGCAAAAGCATTAAACCCTGGAGGAATAAAATACAGAGGCACCGGTAAGAAAATTAATGCTATGGATGACTGCTATAAGAATGGTAAAAAGATACCTTGCGCCTTCCAGGCTTTCTCTTCTTACAATGCCATGGTGCAAGGCTGGGCAGATGTTTTAAACTTACCGAGATACAAGAATTGCAAAAGGTATATGTTTGCTAAGTATAATAGAGGCATGAGTGCTAAAAACATTGTAGATGCTACTTGTAAATGTTTTTACAAAAGCGGCTACCATACAAGTAATCTTTGGAAAGTAAGAAGTAATTTATCAACAGAATACTGGACAGTAAAAGCCAGTTTTCCCGAAATGGAATATTAAAATGAAATGGATAGATAATTTATCACACAAATATTATGATAGCTGTTTATTAATAGGCAGCGGAGCATCATTAGATTATTTACCATATGCAGATATATGTAATAGGTTTTGGATTGACGACTTAATTATTTGTGTAGGTGATATGTGGAAAGATGATAAAATAAAATTTGATTATTGTATAAATCACCATACAGTAAAAGATTTACCAGAAGGATATTTACAATTATGGCAAGAAGAGATTTACAGACATCCTAACAAACACATATTGCCAGAGTTTGACTGCAACGATGAAAGAAGAGGTGTAACACAAATGGAAGGAGATTTTTACAAGTACAAAGGTATGCCAGTATGTGAATCTACAAAAGTCTATGTTAAGCCGATTGTAGAAAAAATACCTAATACTTTATTTGTTGGAGGTACAATTTTGTTTGATGCTATTGGACTTGGTTTGCATTTAGGTATTAAAAAATTCTATTTAATGGGATTTGATGGAGGTCAATTTCAAGGTCATTCTTATTATAGTAAATATAGAGAATTATGGCCAGAGGATTCTTATTTTGTTACTGGGCACTCTATTCGCACGATGAACAGTTTTAAATCATTACAGGAGTTTTTAAAACCAAGAGGGATTACTTTCACACATATTTCTGCAAGGTATGGATCAAGTGATTTAACATATAGCAATTATGAAGGTAATGATTATTCTATTGTATTATAATTCCTAATCATGGGCAAGATTATAAAAAAAAGTGTTAAGATTCGTTACAGAGATGATGAAATAGACTTTCTTAAAACTTATTACCCATACATTCACAATGAAGATTTATCTTTACTGATGGGCAGAACATCTGTATCCATTGGAGTAGCAGCCAGTAAACTTGGTATTAAGAAGTGTAAAGGATTTTTATCTTTAAATATGCGTCGTGCATCTGGAATAGGTAGAATAAAATCACCTTTTAGAAACACTTGCTTTAAAAAAGGCTTTACCCCTTGGAACAAAGGCAAACAATTAAGCCCAGAGCATAGAGCAAAGTTAGTAGAATCCAGTTATGTAAAAGGTAATATTCCTTACAACTATAAACCTATTGGCTCAATTAGAAAGATAGTTGAGTATGTAGAAATTAAAGTAGATCACGGCAGATGGATTTCTTTAAGTAGGCACACCTGGGAACAAGTACACGGACCAGTGCCCAAAGGCTACGTTGTTTTCCGCATGGATGGGAATATAGATAATAATAACCTTGACAACCTCTGCCTTATGTCACGGGGAGAACTGGCAGTGCTTAACCGATGGATAAGCCGTGTGCCGCCAGAGTTGAGAGAAGTGCAGCAATTAGTAAACCAAATTAAAAGAATAGCAAATGAGACTAACAAAAGACGAAGCTCGAATATTAGCGGAAGCAATGGCGGAGTATAAGTACAAAGTAGTAGAAAATCCTTATTATAAAGAATTAGGAGTGTTTGACAAACTATTTGATTTGCAATACAAATTAGAAATGTTTGGCGATGATAAACGCAGAAATGGTAGAACAACCCAAGATAATTTTAACGACTTAATTAAAAGATTAACAAAATGAAGAACAAAATCAGCGACCTCCGCAACCACCTCTTTTCCGTTCTTGAAGAACTGACCGATCCCGACTCCACCTACGACATTGCCAAAGCCAAGGTTGTGGCAGATGTTGCACAAGTTATTATTAACAGTGCCAGTGTTGAAAACCAGTATCTAAAGATAGTGGGAGGTAGTCATGGCAGTGGATTTATAGAGGATAAGAATGAGGTGAAACAAATAGTCGAAAAGAATTAGACATTTATTAGACATTTATTAGACATTTTTTAGACATTAATTGTATATTTACGCATTCCTTCCGACAGAGTGATAGCTATCGCAAGGAACAGAGGCAATCCGCATTGTTTCACATGAGTCAAGTAGTCTATCACCTGCTTGACTCTTTTTTTTTGTAAAAAAAATCATGGATATATTAAACATTGAAGAATCGCATGAACTTGAAAGATGCGAGGTTGTAATTAAGCAAGGCTTAAATACATTTATTGAGGTTGGAGAAGCCTTATTTCTTATTCGAGATAAAAGATTATATCGAAGGGAATTTAAAACTTTTGAAGATTATTGCCAACAAAAATGGTCAATGCCACGTCGTCATGTAAATAGAATGATTGCAGCTTCTGAAACAATTATTAATTTGGGACCAATTGGTCCCATTTTACCAGAATCAGAAAGTCAGGTAAGACCATTGGTAGGACTTGAAAAGGATGTACAAATAGCTGTATGGAATGATGTTGTACACGAAAGTATAATTGATAATAAAAAGATAACTGCAAAGATGGTAGAACAAAAAGCAGAACAATACAAAGAGATTAATGAAATTATTAGTGGTGCAGAAAAATATCCAATGTTTGCAATCAGTACACCAGAGGAATTATTAAAGAAAGCTAAAGAAGTAGCGAAGGAAAGAGCCGAAGTAAAGAGACAAATTATTGACCAAAAAGGTAGTACAGAGGTTATACCCTTAGAAGATTTAGAACTTATTAATAGAATGAAAAATAGTGAAACGGTTGTTTTAAACATGAACACAAATTTTCACGCTATGAAATGGGCAAAGGATAATAATAGATTTCAACAAATAGATAGATGGAGTGACTGGGGAAATCCATTTTTAATTGGAGGTGATGGTAATCGTGATAACGTTTGTGAATCTTTCAAAGTATATTTTAATTTAAAATTAGAATTGAATCAAAAAGTAAAACAATTAAAAGGTAAGGCATTAGGCTGTCATTGTTACCCTTTACGTTGCCATGGTGACCACTTAAAAAAGTTGGCAGATGGAAACTAATATAGATTTTCTTTGTCTTGGTCAAACAGTACCAGAGGAAAGTAAAAAGTACGGCTTAAGAGTTTGTACTGCTGGATGGGATATAAAAAATGAATGTTTAGTCAGAATATATCCATTAGGAGTAAATAAAGACCATCATTTTAAAAGATGGCATATTTACAAAGACCTTCCTGTAAGAAATAATCCTAAAGATAGCAGAAAGGAAAGTTGGAGATTAAATATTGACATTACAGAATTAAGCAGTATTGTATGTAAAAAATACGATGCAAATAAATTTGATGCATTAAAAATGATGTTTGATTTATATGGCTCAAAAGATATTATAACACTAAACGAAACAAGAAAAAGTTTAGCTATTATTAACATGGTAAAGCCACAAGGATATTTTGAAAATAAAAGTAAAATTATTCAAAATGTAAATCAGCTATCAATGTTTGAAGACCTTAATTGTAATAATATGTTAGGGAAAAATGGATTTGATTATTTGCCAAGAATAGAATTTAAGGATGAACTTAATAAGCCTCATAAATTAATGTTTAATTCATGGGATGCTTATATGCACCAAATTAATTTAGCACCTAAGTATGGCAAAGATAATTTATGGAATCAATTAAAATTAAGTCCAAAAGACAATAAATTAGCTTTAATTGGTAACATGAATCATCAAAGAAATGCTTGGTTAATAATTTCAACTTTTTAATATGAATAAGGTAAACAACAAAATAAAGGAAAACTTTACAACTATTCCTAATAGCGTTATAAGGAATAAGGCACTTTCCGACCGCGCCCGATTCCTTTTTTGTTACATGGCATCCATGCCCAATGATTGGCAGTTTTACCAATCTGCGATGGCAAAGGAACTGGGCTACACAAAGGATACCCTTAGAAAGTACATGGAGGAGTTATTGTCAACTGGATACTTAATAAGGGAACAAAGAAGGGAAAAAGGTAAGTTTGATTCCTACGATTATACCATTAATTTTTCACCGTGTATGGAAAATACCGACACGGTAAAAAACGGCAGCGGAAAAATACCGAATCGGGAAAAGTCGACAGTAACAAATAAAGACCTTGAACAAAGAAAGAATAATACAAATAAAGACTTTAACAAAGGTTGTGAATTTGAAAATCCACTCCCAAAAACAAAAATTAAAAATCCTTTCTCTCGCCAGGCTTACCATGATTCTCTGAACACTGACTCTGACCCAAAAGAAAGTTGCGCTAAAGAAAAGGTAAAGGAGCGCGAGCCTTCGGAAACCTACCTCTGCTTCTCCGCCTTTGCCTCCACCTATGAACGGCTTGCCGGTGTTACCTATCCTTCCGACAAGAATAATTATATCATGACAGCTAAGGATGGTGCAAACTGCAAAAAGTTAGTAAGTTGGCTAAAGAAAGTAAGTGCAAGTGAGCAGGCACCAGACGAAATGGTGACAATGTTTACCACTGCTGCATGGCAAATCAGCGACAAATGGCTTAAAGCTAACTTTACTATTAGCAATATCTACTCACAGGCAAATAACATTTATACTAAATTTATGTATTCCAACCCTGCCGCACAGGAGAAGCGGAGGCAGGAGGAAATTGAAAGACTTGTAAATGAATTTGAAGGATAATTATAAAATAAAAAAAATGATATACATAATTAAAAGAGCAAGTGATTTTAGAAACAAACGTCCATGCGAAGAAGCCGTTTTAAGACCTTTTGAAAATTGGCAAGAACGTTGTTGTACTGAGGAATATTTTAACGAACATTATAGTCAAAGGTTAGGTTTATGGCGTTCAAAAGGAATAAATCACACTACAACTTTAGATGGCAATATAATAAGGCAGTTAGAAGATAAATTGTTATACATTATTGATATAAATACCTTAGAAGATTTGCATAAACTAATTGATAAATATGGAACTCTAATTATTGATAATGGAGATTCTATAAATAAAACACCAACTATTACTATATATGATGATTATATGGAATAATTATTATATTAAAAACTTAAAACCATGAAACAAACACCTAAAGAAAAAGCCAAGGAGCTCTTTGACCACTACTATATTTTAATCCAAGAAATTGGAGGAGAATTAGGGCAGGAAATCCTTGTTTCCATCCTTGCAGAACAATGTGCATTGTTTTTTGCAAGCCAAATGCAAGCGGAAAAGTGGTCACAAAAAAAATACAAAGCATACGAGTACTGGCATGAAGTTGAAGTAGAATTAGTAAACTATGCAAATTTTAAACTATGACTAAACAAGACCGCAATGCCTATATGCGTGAGTACATGAAGAAGTACCGCGCCACCATGAACGAATATACTTACAAGAAGATCCGCGAACGCGAGAACTACCGCCTCCGCGCCAAGTACCATGCCATGAGCAGTGAGGAAAGGCAGAAATACATTGAATACCAAAGAAGCTATCACAAACTAAAACAATTTACTAATGAGTAATTTAACAAAGTACCAACCGCGAAACTCCGACGAGCAGGCAATTATCTCTGCCCGATCAAATCGCATTGCCAACATGGAGCAAAAGGACGCGTACAAACAAACATTGAATGTTATCAGCTCCGTGTTTCCAATGTACGGCATTGATGGCGATTTAGCCTTTTATGCAAACATAGCCAAGGAGATAGTAAAAACATTTGGGCAGATAGCAGCCAATGAGATTGAGATAGCCTTTCGCCTATTCTCCGCAGAAACTTTAGAACTTGATGATGATGTTAAATTCTACGGCAAGGCAAATATGCACACCATTGGCAAAATACTAAATGGTTATATGACTTACCGGAGGAAAATAATAGCAAGTCATGACAATGAAGTAGCAGCACTCCGGCACCAGGTGCAGATGGAGCAAAGGGGAAAGGCAGAAAGAGAGAAGTTGTACGCAGAATTTCCAACTATGATTAAAGAGTTTACCGGTAAGACATGGGAAGATGTGCCTTTATACTGGTATGATATGTGCCTAAAGTTTGACATGATTACATACGAGGAAGGAGAGAAAAGAGCGTTATGGGAAGAAGCACAGGCCATCGCACTTAAAGAACCACCAGAGTCATTAGACCTTATGACCATCCGCAGCCATGCCAAGAAAATAGAACAGGGAAACATGAAGAGGGCTGTAGTGATTGCGCAGAAACTGGCAGTGTGGAGGAAAGTGATAAAAAAATGAAAATAATTTAAATATTATTATGTATATTAAATATATACTTTGTATATTTACAAAACAAAATAAATTGTTCACCTTAATAAAAACAAACATGAACGACATTAGTAAAAGATTTGCATCCTATCTCATGGATGACTATCACATTAAAGGCACAACAGAGGAAGATGTTGACAAAGCCATTAACAAAATCTTCCGCTACGAATTACTTGACGATGCCCAGCAAGTATTATTTAACGAAATCATGACAGAAGCACTGGATGTGCCTTGGATAGCGGAGCAGCTCACCGATGTGTGGGATAGATATAATCAAGAGATTTTAGACTGCAAAAAAGAAGATTATTATGAAAATCGTTAAAGGTGTCGTTAAGTATGGTGCAGGTGCGCCAAGGGAAGGTCAGTATGGGCCTTCAATAAACATCCTGGTAACTCTGGAGGATCAGAGCCAAGTCAGAGTTTACGGAAAGCCTGGCGATGTTATTGAGCGATACAAGTCTGGGCAAAACATACAGCTAATTGATGACAAAGGCAAATACAAGGTAGTTGAGGATGAGGCACAGACACCTGCTGCACAGGCAGAGCAAAGCGATAAGCCAGACTTGGCTGCAATGGTATTTGAGTTGTCTGCCATTTACTCACAGGCATACATTAACATTTATAACAAGATAAGTGAAGGTGGAGTGCCGCATGAAAGTGCAACGGCAGCGACAAGCACTATCTTTATACAAGTATTTCAGAAATTGAGGTGAATGACTACATACGAGGCAGTAACTGCGCTGCCTCTTTTTTAACAACTTAAAAACAAAACAAATGGCTTTAGAAAGAAAAACATCGTTCGTTGTGTCATTTTATGACGATGAACAAGAAAAAATACAAAGCTGGGCATTAACTGGAAGTTCAAGATTAGCTTTATTAGTACATACTATTTCATTTCAAAAAGATAAAATAGAAGCTAATAATACAAATAAAGAAGAAATAATTAAATCAGCATTAGATTACCTTATTCATGATTTAAAGAAATTTTTAGAAACACCATATACAACAGAAGAAAATGCTTAAACTACCAAGACCACATCTTTCTATCTCTCAGATTAATCTCTGGGAGTCCGATCCATCTGCCTACATGAAAAGGTATTTTCTAAACATACCAGATGCACCTTCCCCAATGATGGAATTTGGCAAGCAGTTTGCCAGTGACATTGAGGACTATTGCAAAGGAATAAAAAGAGAGTTTAATTTTCCTAATAACTTTCTAAACGATATATTAATTTATCCTCATGTTGAGCATAAGTTAGAGTACGATTTCGGTGACTTTAAATTTATTGGGTACATTGACAATGCCTCCGAAAACTTTGAGATTATCCGAGACTTTAAAACAGGCACTGCTGCCTGGACACAAGACAGATTAGAAAACAGTTTACAAATGCAAGCCTATAGCTATGTAATATTTCAGCAATATGGCATTATCCCTACTTGTTTTATTGATTATTACAAGACAAGGATAAAAGGCAAAAGCATGGAGTGGACAGATGTGCATGAAACATATCAGCATACATTTACTATGACTGATTTAGCATTAGTACAAATGAGAATTATTAAAGCAGCGGAGGAAATAGCGGAAGCCTATGAGCTGCATTGTGACCAAGAGTTAGAATCTTTAATGAAAAAATATATAGATTGGGATTTGTTAATTAAGGATTGGACAATAAAAAGAGATGGATTAAGAAAGCAAATAGAGCAGCAGCTGCAAAATAGTAGATACATGGTGCAAGTTGATAATAAGGTTTTAAGTTATAGCACCTATGAGAAAAAGTCATATATTCATAGCCCAGAATTACAAGAGAGGGAGGAGCAACTGGCAGCACAAAAGAAACAAGAAATACTTTACGGTGTAGCAACAGAGGAAACAAAGACAATTACATTGTTAACCGTAAAAGATGCAAAGTGAAAGAGTACAATGCTCAAATGATGGAGATTAAAGCCTTTTCCGATGAGGTGAACGCATGGATAAGTACAGCGCCAAGCGGAGAAGACCTTGATTCTTGCGACGAGTTTTTAAGACAATTATCCGCTTACTATTCTCGTTACACTGTTATCTCTGGCATGAATGAAAGTATTTACTCCCAGTTGCTAATGATGTGCATTCGTGATATGCCAGAGGAGGAGTATAAAAGAATAAAGCATTCCTCTACTTTGACAGATTACTATGTTAAAGGTAAATATCCAAAGGCTACTGCTATCTTTGAGCAATGCCGGGCCGTGAAGCAGCTATTACTTATCACCAGTGATAACTACAGAACTTTGCTTAGTAGCTTTCGGCAGGAAAGAATATTAGTAGGTCACATGACTACATAAGATATTTGCAGACCTCGGGTTTAGGTGTTATGTTATTTTCCCCTGATTAGACATTTCTTTCCACCTATTCGCGTCAGAGGATGAATTGGCAGCCTGGAAATAGACAGGTACTTACCAGTCCAAAGGTTATGAGGAAGCATCTGACACCGTATGTTCATAAAGTAGGCTGGAACGGTGTAATTTTAAACCATATCGTTGACGTCAACAAAATGATAAACAGTGAAAACATTATTAATTTGTATATTATTACAACTTGTTTTATTTATACCATTTTATTTAATTTGGAGAAACGACTGTAAAGAAATAGGCAAAGAAAACTTAGCAGTAAGTCTTACTGAAAGATTTATGGCTTGGATATTTTATTGTCCAATTTGGTTAATTGGATTTTTTCGTTAAACCATATCGTTGACGTCAACAAAATGATACAAATGAAAGTAGAATTATTAGAAATATTTGGCAATGATGAAATGGTAGTTAATGCAGCTCGCGTCAGCTACGGCAAGGACGCAACCAATTACACCAGTGGCGAGAACAAAAGCCTAATAAATTACCTTGCCTCACATGGTCACACTTCTCCCTTTCGCCATCCGCAAATCCAATACCGGATAACTTGCCCTATCTACGTTGAGCGGCAGTTGTTCAAGCACCAAGTAGGCTTATCTGCCAATAGTATCTCTGGTAGATACGTTGATTTCTCTGATACATACACTAAGGTCAATGTATGGAGAAAACAAAGTAAATCAAGTAAGCAAGGCAGCGAAGGTATGTTGTTTACCGATGTGGCAGAGAAGGCAAAGTTTATAGAAGAGCAAATGATTGACCATGCTAAAAGAGCATATCACACGTTAATAGAACTTGGAGTATCAAAGGAACAAGCGCGTACTATTCTACCGTTAAACTTAAATACTACCTTTATCTGGACTGGATCTCTTTACGCGTACATAAATATGTTTAAACTACGCATTGACGCAAATGCCCAGGCAGAAACAAGATATATAGCCATGGAGATGCTGCATGAGTTAAAACTTACAAATAAATTTATATTATCTTTAGAAGCATTTCACCTATGAAAGAAGCTATGCGACACAATGAAAATAAGCTACGCTACGACCTTTGCCCAGCCATTGC